CCGGTAATCACCGGGAAAGCAACTGCAGCCATTGAAAATGGCGCTTTTCTTGCCGCCAAGTTTGACGCAAATGGAGGCATTGTTCTTGCTGGTGCAGGTGAGAATGCACTCGGCCTTTTGATTGCTACCACTCCGAAAAATGTGGCAGCTGGCGAAGACGTAACCGTCCAGATTAAGGACATCGGCCTTTGGAAAACTGGAGGTGCCGTAGCCGCAGGCGCAGAGCTTACTTCTGACGCTAATGGAGCAGCTGTTACAGCTACGACAGGTAATTATGTGACAGCCATTGCACTCGAAGCTGCAACAGATGCGAACCAGATAATCAAAGTACAAATAGTTAAGTCAGGCAAAGTGCCGGTTTAAACCAACAAGAAAGGAGATAGCAGACTATGAAAGGAACAAGCATTTCTAACCTTCAGGTACAGATTGCAAAAGGCTGGAGACCCAATAACTACCTGACAAACATGAGCATGGCCTACTTCCAGGAGGAAGGAGACTATGTAGCACCTTCAATATTTCCGATTTGTCCTGTAGGACTGAGCTCCAGCTATTATTACACCTTTAGCAAGGCAGATCTTGCAAGAGACAATGTATCGCGCAAGCCTGCATTTGGAAAGGTACAGCCTGCATTGATGGGACAGACAGACAACACTTATAAGTGCGAAGTGGACCAGGTAATCGTAGGGATCGATCAAATCGACGCTTTGAATTACCAGAGAGCCAAGGCACCAGGCGTAGCAGATCCGAGAAGAGCAAAGGTAAGATTTGTTACAGAACAGCTGAAGCTTCACCTGGACCTTATATTTGCGCAGAACTTTTTCAATGCTGCAGCATGGAATAATGTATGGACCGGATCTGCAACAGCTGATGAAACACAAAAGAAGTTCTTAAAATTCAACGATGCTAACTTCGATCCCGTAAACTTCTTCGATGCCAGAATTAAAGAAATCAAACAGAACGGCCGTAGAAGACCTAACAGGCTGGCTCTTGGCGTTGACGCATACAACGCATTAAAGAACCACCCTGACATCGTAGAAAGGGTAAAATATACCGGCAGCACTGCCAACCCTGCAATTGTTACACCTCAAGCGTTGGCTGCAATCCTTCAGATAGAGGAAGTAAGGGTTCTCGAAAGCACCTACAACGCAGGCGGCATCGGTCAGGAAGACATGCAGTTTGTATGCGCAACTGACGGCGCACTTCTCTGCTATGCAACTGACAATCCTTCAATTGACGAGCCAAGCGCCGGCTATATCTTTACATGGGATATGCTCGGAAATGGCCAGTACATCGCTCTGGATCAATACGAAGGAGAAAAAGGCACACATGCGGAATTCATCGAAGGCTTAATGGCTACTGACATGAAGAAAACATGTGACGACTTGGCAATCTACTTTGACCAGTGCGTATAAGAAAAGGAGGGGCATAGATGAACGGTAACAGTTATGGTTACATTTGCAAGAAAGCGTGTACACTTGGAGGCGTCGCCTATTCTGAAGGCGACGCTATTCCTTCTGAAGCCGTTCTTCCGAGCCGCGAAAAGGTCTTAATTAAACAAGGGCTTATAGTTCCGGCCGCAAATGTTGATGTGCTACTAGAGGAAAACAAACTCTTAAGAGCGAAGGTAGAGGAACTTCAAAAGACCGCCGGAGAAGCCACAGAATCGCCCAGAAACGACGAAAAAGAGCAAAGGAGTATTATTATACCTATCACTGCAAAAGGCGGCCTAATTGAGCTCGAAATGGCGCCAGAGGACATAATAAAAGCCGTAGCTACCCTGCAGCTTAATGCAGAGGAGGCTGCCAAAGAAGTGGGCACAATCAACAAAGAGGAAATCCTTATACTGATTGATGCGCTTGACTACAGAAAAACGGTCAAGACAGCAATCCTGGAAAGGGTGGAGCAAATAGAGACCAGCGGAGAGGAAGAGCAGGGCGACACCAAGGAGGATAAGGGTCAGGGTGATGCATAATGGCAGAGAGAAGCTATACCTACGACCCAACAAAGATCAAGGAAAAAGGCAAAGACAGGATGCGCTTTGAACTTGGCGACACCATGGTAGAGGGTGGAGCTGAAACGGCAGCTCTCTCCGACGAGGAAATCAATGCCGTTTTGGAAATGTACCCGAACAAATGGAAAAAAGCCAAGCTGGCGCTCGTTGAAAGCATATGCCGGAGGTTTTCATATGAGGTAGACACCGACGTCGGGCCTCTTTCCCTGGGCCTACAGGCCCGCGTAGAAGTATGGCGAGAGATGTACAAGGAGCTCAAGGCCGAATTAAACTATTCCGTGCCAAGTGCAAATCCGGCCGCGATAGGCGGCGACGCTTACTTTTACAAAGGAATGATGGATAACCCGGCAGCAGGACGAAAGGAGGGCACGGGGACATGTATCTCAGGCCAGGGAACCTTTACAAAGACTTCACCGTAGAGAAAAAGGACAGGACCGTGAGCTCACGCGGTAGAGCAAAGAGCGGATACAGCGACGATGGAGTGACAATAAGAGGTATCCTGGCCGAGGCTAAACCCCAGGAAAAGGAGCGATGGCGGCAGCTCCAACATCCCATAAGTCATACAATCGTTCAGAGAGGAAAACCCAAGGCGGATCCGGAAGACCGCCTGATCTTTGGAGATAGAATATTCTTCATCCAAGGAGTAGACGAGCCGGGAGCCTTGGGACTTTGGACAATTTACTATGTGGAGGAACGTTTCGATGGCTATGAATATCAAGATTAAGCCTGAGATAGATAAGCTGGTGAACCAAATAAACCACGAAGCTAAATCAAGAGCTTTCAGAGCCGCTAACGAGCTCCGGAATGCAGCGATTAATGTTTTGCGCGGCCAGAGGTCTGGTCGTGTTTATAAAAGACCATTTTCAAATAGCAGATATACAGCATCGGCGCCAGGGGAACCGCCGGCAGTAAGGACCGGAAACCTGCGCATGAGCTGGAAACCAAGGACAGGATCCGAAATAGCAGGCAGCAACCTGACGGTAAGGCCTGCAATTGTCACGGACGTGAAATATGCACCTATCCTCGAAGAGGGATATGACGGCGAGGTCCAAAAGACCATGAAGCTGAAAAAAGGCGGTACCAAAACGATAAACTACCATCTCACTATAAAGCCGCGTCCATTCGAGGAACCAATAATCGAGGCGGCAAAGCCGAAGATTAAGCAAATCTACAGCGAGCCGTATCTCAAAATTAGGGAAGGAGGGAAGCCATGCCGTTAATAACAGACAGCACCGAAAAAGTGTTCGATATAACCAGCGTACACAAAGGAGACCTGATCAGGGCGAAGTACAGCACATGGGATGAACCAAGAAACGGAATTGTGACGGCGGTGAGCGAAGATAAGCTGACCGTTTTATTTTTGCCTGGGCTTGGGAACGTCACGAATTACTTCGTAATCCTTGCCGCAGAGGTTGAAGCCGGGAAGTGGACAGTTAGATGGACAACCGACCTGGAGACGATTAATGCGGAAGGCGCTGCACAATGACGCTGGAGGACTTGATTTATAAGCGGCTCATTGAAAGAACGGCAATAACCGATAAGCTGGCACGGTTTGAAGACGTTCCGGCAATATTCTACCAATCGTCACCAGGAGACCAGGCCGATGGCTGGAAGAATAAAAAGCAGTATCCTCGGCTGGACTTTGTTGTGGACATGCAGGCCAACCCGGAAAGGCAGAACTCCGGATTGATGACCCTGAACATCTGGTGCAATGAGGCAGGGATATCTCCGGAAGAGATCGAGCCAGAAATACGCAGCGCTCTATGTGATGTTTTCATGCAGCCGGCCGGGCAACCTCCGTATTGCCTGGCGTGGGCAAGGTCAGACAACTTCGAAATGAGCAGAAACACGCTAAAGGGATCCCATGTAATCGGCACAACCATTCTTTTTGACGTGCTGGCTTTTCCCTGCCAAGAAACAGCAGACCCGGATCCCATTATGGCCATGAATGAGTTTGTCAAGGAATGGGAACCAGCAGCTGTACTGATAGGGAGAGATAAACTCCCGGATTATTTCACAGCCGATAAGAACAAGCCTGCATTTTATTTCAGGCTTGCGACTCTGGAAATGGCCCAGGAAACAAACACAGTAACGTGGATGAACGGGAGTATAGTCGGCCACATAATCGCTCCAACGGCCGAAGTAAGGCTGCAGTGGCTTAAATATCTCGTGGACACGCTGGCGAGCCAGGGAGAGGTCACAATGTTGGACACTTCACCCATGTTCATACGGAGCATTAAAGCCGACAGCGCGGCCAATTACCTCATTACCGGCCAGCTTCGAATAAATGTGCGGTTTGGTATACTTCGCAGGCCAAAATATGCGCATGTACTGGCGAAGACGAATATCGCAGGAACAGATTATGAAGAATAGGAGGTTATTCTATGGCTAAAAAAACCGAGAACACCAAGAAGACCAGCTCTGTGGAGCCGACAACCCCGGAGCCCGAATACACAGCCGAAGAGCTCGCTGCAGCATCGGAAAAAGTGTTCGGTAAAAAGGTCATGCCTGAATGCATAATAGCTGCCTTCCGCGTGGCGGGCATTACAAAGGCCACGAAAACACAGGCAGCAAAAATAGTAAAAGATTTCATGACGAAGGAGGTCAAGTAACATGGCAGGAGTTTTCACGATAGGTGAAAAGAAAGTCCGCCCTGGTGTCTATACCAGATACGAGAACGCCGGCGGAGTATCGCTGGCCGGAGCAGTAAACGGTATAGGCGCAGTAGTTATCAGGGCAAACTGGGGACCGCTTAACAAGCTCGTAGAACTTGACAGCCCCAGTGCGGCAGCTTCCATCTTTGGAACAGAGCTCACCGTAGATGCAATCACAGAGATGTTCAACGGTGGCTGCAGCAAAGTGAAGGCGGTTAGAGCAGGAACCGGGGGAACAGCTGCAACAATCACCCTGAAGGACGACGCTGCAACGGATGTGGTGACTATCACAGCAAAATACGTCGGTAACCGTCCGTTCAATGTAACCATTAGGGACAGTTTGCTGAACGACGATAAGCGCGAATGCATCATCTATTCAGGGACCACAGAGTTTGAAAAGGTGGAATTTGCAAAGGGAGCAACCGGAGCAGGAGAGCCAGCAGATCTCGTGGCGGCATTCGCCAACAGCAAGAACTTCACAGCAGAAAAACTCGCCGACGGAAACAAGGTGCTGGCAACAGTGGCCCAGGCAGCCATGACAGCCGGAACCAACCCGACTGTAACCACCACCGAATACAGTGCAGCGCTTAATATTCTGGAAGCAGGCAAGTGGAACGTGCTGTGCGTAGACACATCTGACACGGCAGTTCATGCACTGGTACAGTCCTTCATCCAGAGGATCTACCTCGCCGGAGCCACACCGATGGCCTGCGTAGCAGAGACAAAGGATGTGGACCTTGATACCAGGATGAACCATGCTGCAGCATTCAACGATGAGAAAATGGTCTACGTCTTGAACTCGGCATACGACGCCAGCGGAAACCTTTATGACGGATACAAGCTGGCAGCCAGGATCGGTGGCATGATAGCAGCCGTAGCTTCCAACACCAGCCTGACCCACACCGTGGTAAACGGATTTGTTTCTCTCGCAGAGGCGCTGACAAATAGCCAGATTGAAAAGGCGCTGCAGAAAGGCTGCATCGTTCTCACAGTGAACGCAAACGACCAAATCTGGATCGAGAGCGCCATCAATACCCTGGTAACTCCAAACGGCAACCAGGATGAAGGCTGGAAGAAAATCCGCAGGACCAAGACCAGGTTTGAGCTCATCGAAAGAATCGTAGCAACTACCGATCCACTGATTGGTAAAATAAACAACGACAGTGACGGAAGAGCGACATTCATAGCTGCGGCCCAGGGCGTAGTAAACGCCATGATCGGCGAGAAGAAACTCCTGGACGGTACCGTTTATGAGGATCCACTCAATCCGCCTGCGGGAGACAGCGCATGGTTTGTAATTGCTGTTGATGATATCGACAGTATAGAAAAGGCATATCTGACCTTCAAGTTCAGATTTTCGCCTGAATCTTAAGGAAGGAGGATAAGGCATGTTAAATAACAGAGCACCGATTGATGCCAGGAAAGTATTGACCGGGAAAGACGGCGCGCTTTACAACGACGAGGGCGTCATGCTGGCCACCGTTGAAACATTCCAGACCCAGGTCAATGTGACAAATGCTAAATATCAGCCGCTGGGAGACGCACAAGAGCATGAAGTGTTCCAGGCCTATGGCGTGACCTTAACCTTCACAGAAACAGTAATCGCCGACGAGCGCTTCATTCAGGAGCTGTTCGAAGGAATGAGGACCGGAGTAATGCCGGCTTGGAATTTCCAAGGAGTGGTGAAGGGGCGCAATGGCAGCGAGCAGCGCATGATTTACAGACAGTGTGTACCAAGCGGCACAATCGACCTGCAGAACCTTTCCGTGGGAGATACCATCAAGAGAGCCTGGAGCCTCTTCGTCAATGATCCTCCGGAATTGCAGAGCTTGCTAACCGCCTAATAAGCAATGGAAGCGTGCAGGCATATAATTAAATATCAATGGCCGTCCTGCACGCCCAGGGCGGCCAATTTTTTAATTTAAGGAGGTTATAAAATGTCAGAAAAAACCAAAATCGAAGAGATCGAACTTACTGAAGAGGAAAACAAGGGCCAGTTAAGAGCATACGAGGACGATATCCTCAAAGGTTTGCTGGCGGCTGCAAAC